CATCTGCCGGGTCGGCATTCTTCGTGTTCATAAATATTTTTTCTTACAGGTTTATTGACGAGCCTTATTCACAACGTAATCTAAAGACATGTCCTACCCCGCAATCACACTAATCTCCACATCACCCAGCGTCACCACAGCCCCTGCCCGTATCTTGGCCGTCTTGCGCAGCTCCAGCAACCCATCGACAGAGACAACGCCCTCAGCCACCAGCGCCTTGCCTGCACCGCCACTATCGCACAGACCGACCATCTTGAGCAGTTGGTTGAGTTCGACATATTCGCCGTTCAATTGAAATTCGATTTGTTGCATGTGGGGCATCCTTTTCAATGAGCTACTATTTCATGTTCAGCAAGAACCATTCTTTCAAAATCCAAGTTGTCATTTTCAGATCTTTTTTGGAATTTACGCCCCATCCCCATCAAGGTATCGCTGTCCCACAGAATGCAGTACAGCCAGGCAATGACGCTATCATCTTCGTCGCTCAGATAGATATCCTCAACGATCCCAGACCAACCTGCAATTGGATCACCGTAATCTGGATCAAGTGTTCCGGCAACAACTCTGACTGTTTGGCCGATGTGGAATTTGCTCTGGCTGGCTTTGGGTATCAATGTTGTTCCTGACTTGAAATGGATGGTGGCTGGATATTTGACCCAAAGCAATTCTATACCGACTTTGCCGAACCTAATCTGCGGGCAAGAAAAACCCGCCAACCTTGCGGAAAAACGGGCTTTGAACTAATTGGTGCCGATTATCGGATTCGAACTGATGACCTACCGCTTACAAGGCGGTTGCTCTACCAACTGAGCTAAATCGGCTTGGTGAAACGTAGCTTCTAACATGTTCAGAACAACACTTCCTGAGCCTGTTAGTAAAAAGCCACTTCCTTTTACAGAAGTGGCTTGAATACTGGCTCCCCGATCTTGCCATACTGGGCACCACATTCCTGGAGGTAAAACTGCCGGAACGGTTTATGAAAAAAGCGGCATGACTCTTTGATTTTCTCAATCTCTTACCAATTTACCCCGCCATTTTTGTCCCTGTTTCTGGCTTGCCATTACCGATATTGTGCGGCACATGGCCAAAGACCGTTCCAAACCAATTTCTGAGATCACCTTCTACTGTAAGCCGTGCTACCAATCATTCAAGGCTGAGCCTGGACGAGTTGAGGATGCGCCGGAGCAGGAACATCATCCGTTTGCCTATTTTGCAGACTGTCCGCGATGTGGCGATGAGTGCGAACAGGTCCCCTGGGAGAGAAATCTTCTGAAAGCCTATTCGAAGGCAACTGGACCTAAAACAGATGAAGGAAAGGCCGCAACAGCGGCTAATCTGGACGGGCACCCTACACCTGAAGAAGCATTACGCACTCGATTTAACGCGATGAAACACGGCCTTAACGCGAGAACTGCGACATATTTTCCGGCAAAACCTGATGGATATTCATTTTGTGAACAATGCGATATTGATCGGGTGCATTGCTCTCGCCAGTCCGCATGCGTGAAAAAAACCGAACTGTTCATGCTCCACCATGCCGCGTTTGAGCAGCGCAATCCGAAACACCTGGTCGGAATCTATGCCGACTTGCAGGCATCCATATTTGCGGTGATACAACAAATTCTTCAGACCATCGTTTCCGATGGCGTGAAGATCGAGGCGCCACAATATTACGTGGATAAAGAAACAAACAAGCTGATCATCGCAGAATACGTCGATGAAAAAGGCGAACGTCGAATCATCAAGGATATCGAGGCTCACCCGCTATTCCGTCCGCTAGGTGAAATGTTGAGCCGCGCTAATTTATCCCTGTCTGATATGGGAATGACGCAAAAGGCGATCGAGGCGGAAGAAAGCGATCTGGGCAGATTGACTCATGATCAGGAAAAGCAGGAAAGCATTGACGAGTACCGGAATCGAACGATGACATTACTGGCTGGAATGGCCGAGAAGGTACAGCGCGCTAACCAGATGACAAACAGCGATCTGAAACTGATCGAGTATCAGCAGGAAGGTGGCGATAAGTGAGCCGTGTCACCGCTAGCGATCGCATCCGCCTAACGATACGTGCCGAGGGTGAAATCCTACGTTACAAGAATGATCATGCGCTGTGGCACAAGCATGTGCATGGTATCGAGCTCGACCCTGTGCAAATCCTCAAGTGCATCGAAATGGATGAACATCCAAACACCATCGATGTTTCCTGCCGGCGTACCGGGAAAACGGCGGTGAAGGAAATGCATGCGCTAAAGCATAACGCAACTATACCGGCGCAGGAGCTGGGTATCGTGGCACCACGCCTGCAGCAGTCGCAGAACAATCTCAACTACCATCTGGATGCGATTCGCCGTTCGCCGATGTTGAAGTCATACATCGAATACAAGAGCGGTCGTGAGCAACTGTCCGATACCAAATATCAGTTTGCCAACCTATCAAAGGCCAGCGCCTACGGAATCATGAGCCAGATCGACGGCGATGCGATCAGCTACGCCTCGATCGAAGAGGTAGACGATATGCCGTCCGACCGCCTGATGTCTCGTTTTCTTCCAATGCT